TCTTTCATCTTCAATTTGTGCATCCATTTCTTCAATGTCTTCGTCTGATTGCATAAGAACATTTTTACGTACCCACTCTTTTGAGAAATAGTTGCCAACATACTCATCTAGCTGAGCAAGTAGCTCAAGTCTTTCTCTAAAGATCTCAGCTTCTTTTAGTTCAGAGAAATGAGAATCTTTAATATAGTCTACAGCAACATTTTCACGAATATCTTTCCAATCAACTTCAGTAATAATACCCTTTAGAATAAGCTGAGTTTTAAGAAGGTCTAGGAATAGCCATGAAAACTTTTTACGAAGACGATTAATAAACTTTTGGAATTTTACTTCATCACGTGAAATCTCAGTAGCACGGCCAAGTGAGAATTGAGCTTCTTGCTCTAATCTATTCACTGGAACGTTTAATGACTTATATAACTTCTTTTGGAAGTAAATAATATCATCAATCTGGCCGAGGTTTTCGCCTCCAGGCAAGGTGGAGATCTCGGTACCTCGCCCACCCTCTCTACGAGGGAGCCAGAAATCTTCTAGCATTGACATATGCTTGCGGTCATCTTTAATTTCACCGGTCGATGCATCGTATACTAGTTTATTACGGTATTGATTCATAATACCACGTAAATATTCTTCTGATTTACCTTTTGGTAAGTTACCAACATCAATATAGAAAATTCTACGTTCAGGAGCTCTTGATAATCTATAAATTACCAAAGAGTCTTCCATCATACGAAGCTGGTTTACTGGCTTAATAGCCTTATGAAGATACGATAAAACTTTAGTTCTAGAAGAATCTAGTAATCCTGAAGTTGTGTATTGAATCGCATCTTTTGAAATCTTTAATCCCTGATTAGATCTTGATAAAGCCGAATCTTGGTAAAGGTAATACTCCTCAACCTTTTTAATTAGATTTGCACCAGTTTTTGGATCTTTTTCTTGATCTATTTCTTTTACTTTACGTATACGTGTAGGGTCAATTGGACGAAGTTCTAAAATACCCTTTTTAGGATTTGATTCGTCAACAATAATATGGTAGAATAATCTACCATCTACATACCACTTACGAAAAATTTCATGTCCGTAATGATTGAATTGTAACAACTCAATAACATTTTCAAATTCTTCACGAATTAACTTTTTAATATTATCTGGTTGTTTAACATCATCAGTCATTAACTCAATTGGAGCTGAAATAGTATCAGAAACAATTGATTCATTAATAATATCATCAATAGCAGCATCGCACTCCGGTTGCCCAGCAATATCTCTATATCTACGAATAAGATCTGCTTCTGATTTAGCACCATCGGTTCCAGATAAATCTACATATTGACCAAAGTGACCTCCGGCCTGAATATAATTAGAACCATCATCTTCTAATGGTGCAACAAAGGATTGCTTTTTAGCATCCTCTTTTTCTTCACTTTTTCGTTTGATCTCGAAACCAAATAACTCAGCCATGAATTCTTTCCTAAATGAAATAATAAGAAGAAAGGGGATTGCTCCCCTAACTCCTATTATTTATATGCTACTTAAGAAGTAGTATTGGATTCCCAGTACTGTACTTGAAGTTCAACAGTGAACTCTTCAATAGCATTTTCGTTATCATATGAAACATCAATGCCTGATACGTTTGTTGGCCAAATGCCACGGAACGTATAGCCTTTGATGTCTGCTCCATCTTTATCTAGCTGATAAATTGATGCATCAGCAAAATAGTTAGAAGGAGTAACTTCTCCACTGTTTGTTGAATGACCATTAATATAGTTCATCCAACGCTCAAAAGAGTCACGTAGTAAGAAGTTAGTGTCGTTGATAACAGTCACGGTCCAAGGCTCAAATGTACGGTCTCCCGCAATTTGAAGCTGCCGACCACGAAATGGAACAGTGATTGGAGCAATTACTGAAGCAGGAAGCTGAGCAGCTTTAATTAAGAAGCCACCAATTTCTGATTCAGAAGCACCACCTGCTACTGCAGGAAAACCCATTTCCACGCGGAAAAGGTTGGAGCGTGCGCCACCACCAACTAGTTTTGATTTGAAATCATCTACGCCTAAAATTGCCATTGTTTATTCTCCTTATCCGCCAATAATTTCAGAGAATTCAACGCCGGTACGAGTCGCGATGAAGTTCAATGTGATGAAGTTAATTGAACGTGCAGGCTTGATATAGATATCCGCTACAAAACGGTTTGTATCTACAACTTCACCTGTGTTGTTCGTTGCATCACAAACAACTGCAAAGTCCGTAATACCACGACGACCCTTTACGTCGCGTAAGAATGGTTCTACCATATTACGGAACATTGCACGGGTAAATTCGTCGTTGAATTCGAATAGTTGATATTTAGCAGCAGTTGCAATTGCTTTTTCCAAAGTAATAAACAAGCGACGTACGTTAATGCGATCGAATGCAGAAGGCTTAGCTTGTGCAGTCTTATCACCATATAGTACAGTGCCCTGTCCAGGGAATGAAACAATTGGGTTAATGCGTGCTTTGTAAAGAGTATCACGATCAGCTTGCTTAGGGTTGAAAGCAATTTTAGTAATACCCAAGATCTGACCACGGTTAAAGCCAGCAGGTGAGAACCATGCATCAGCTACGTTGTCAGTATTTGCGCATAGACCAGCAACGTGACCTGAAGCTGGAATCCAGCGATACACGTCATTATACTTGTCGTATACTTTAATAGCTGTAGAATCAATAACACCATATGAAGTTGAAGTCAACTGATCAGCAAATGCTTTCACATCAGCTGCAGGTGTTGAAGTTCCTACTGTATCCTCGATTGGAGGAGAAATAAATGCAACTAAATCTTTACGAGCAGTTGCAATAGCTAGTAGATCGTTGGCAAGAGTTACATCATCGCCACCATTTGCGCCTGGAACACCAAACAGTAGGTTTACATCTACTGTTTCTGCATCTTCAAACAAGTCATATGCTGTTTGAATTTCACCTAAAGTAGGGTCATTGTCATCAACACCACCTACTAAGGATTCTTCTACTACAGCTGCAGTAATACCATCCATATAGTCGCCTGCAGTAGTTAATCCTGTATCAGTCGAATGCGTGCCAGTTGTTACACCGCCATGTGTCAATAAGCTAGGATGCGCACCCCACCAAATATATTTTGAGTTATTATTAATAACATCTACATAGTAGTTAGATGTACCTTGAGGTGATTTAGCATCAGCTGCTTGCGAAGCAAAAGCAAATGTCTCAAGAACTTCGCCTGGATTACCTGTCCATGCTCCATCTTCGTCTACTACTACAATATGTAATTCGTCGTTTGAACAACCACGATCATTCGCCCAATCAGAAGTGCCGGGCGCACCATCAAAGTTCTCATCATAAGTCCAGCCTGTAAATGTTGTACTATCAGCTGGGCAAACTGAAACTTTAAGTGAGTTACCTAAAACTCCTGGATATTTAGCAATCCACTCTGCGGTGGTTGTTGCGTCTTCGTAGTCGTCGCGATTCTTAATAAGTTCGCCAGCTGGACCTGTAGTGGCATTCAACATAGATGCCGCTTCAGCGCGGACAACTTTAAGTGCGTTACCATAGGTCAAAAAACTAGCGGCTGTTAAAAAGTATTTCGCGGTGTTATCGTCTGGGGTACCGAATACGGCAGCCAGTTCTTTTTCTGAACCAACTGTACGAATTTCGGCTACAGGACCCCAGTTGAATGCGCCAGCAAAACCACCAATCGAGGTGGATACAGCTGGAATCACATTCGTTAGGTCAATCTCTTTGACCTGAACTCCTGGTGATACTAGAAAAGCCATGTTTATTCCTCTCCAAAAAAGATTATAAGCTCGGGTTATTATATGATTTCATAATACGGAAAAGTTTCTTCACTCGAATATATTTATAATTTAATAGATTCCAGTATCTACTGACTCCCAAACCAAACCGTTAGAGTCCCTTTCGTATTTGTCTTCTCTTCCATCGTCAAAGAATCCAACTGGAACAATTTCTTCTTCCATTGCTTTGATTCTTTCAGAATATAAAAGAGATTTCATATCAATATCTGTAAGCTCGGCAAAAAATGCATTAGTTGAGAACCAACCAAATAAAACTAAACTCATAACAATATCGTCGTGGTTTCCACCCGAAGCTTCAAAAGAATTACCTCTTGCCTCAAAGGTAGATAATTCTAAAATAGTTTCTGCATCATTAATAATTAGTTTACCCTGTTCAATCAAATCCTTAATGTTTGAGCAACCAATTCTTTTTACTTTACGAGTCATAGTAACACCAATTGAATTAGCTTTTATTGCTGACTCTACAAATACATTTTCATATTCTAAATCATAATATAAACCATTACATACTACAGAACCTTGGTCATTATTTTCTACAATAACATACGCTTCATTGTACATATTGGCGTATTTGTAAATTATATCTGGTAATAGTAATGGAGATATAGTATTATCTTGATAGACTGCAACCTGTTCAAAGGGTCTAACAGACATATCTATAATGTTAAAAACTGAATAGTCTTGACCGCGGCCTTTTGCAACATCCACAAATATCATATATTCATGAAGTTCTTCGGGCTCTTTATAAATTCTTAGATTATTTACTTGTTGGACTGGCTCTTTTGCTTGAAGTTTAAGGAGTATTTCTGGAGCAATGAGTGTATTTCCCGTTCCGTGAAATGTATTTCCAAATTCTTGTTGGAATTGGATTTCAGATGTATTGGCAATGGTTTGTCGTTGCCATTCTTCATCTCGTCCAGGTACGTCCCACCAATCGACTCTAAAAGGCTTATATTCGTTTGTTGATTGAACAGCACCTTCCCAGATTTTGTGGAATACATTTCCAACTCCATTGGCTGTACTTGTAATGATAACTCTAGTTGAGTCTCCTGACGACACCACTGGGTATGTAGAGGTATAGAACTCTGCGTCATTTTCGACAAACGCGAACTCGTCTAAGAATAGGAGGTTGACAGACATACCACGAATGGAAGATCCAGAAGTAGCCGCGGCCACAATACGAGAGTTATTGGAAAATTCAATAGAACCCTTATTTAGCGCTTTACATCCTGGTTGTAAGAAGAACGGCATATTTTCAAGCATAAGCGTAATACGCTGTAGCATTTCTCTCGCCGTTGAGCCTTTGTTAGCAAGTATAGCAATAGTTTTTTCAGGATTAAAAATAGCATACCATAATAAGTATGCAACAGAACTAATTGATTTACCTGATTGACGACAAGCTAAAACAATTGAGAATCTATTATCTTGAAAGTGGTCAAACATTTCCTTTTGATAAGGATATAAATCAAATGGGACTAATCCTTTATCAAGTGAAATAACTTTTAAGTAAGTTCTTGCAAAGTATGAAGGATCCTTCATACATTTTGCGTATTCT